ATCAATACCAAAATAGTTTCTCATAGGAACAAAGGCTTTTATACCATCAGTAATTCCATGAGGATTAATAAATTCTACAGTATCTACAGGGGTATTAAAATATTTGCAAACGTATTCAAAGTATCCACCTCCGGTCCCTATATTGAGTACATCTTCAGTGTTTATATTAAGCGTATTAAGAGTATCGTATGTTAAGAGTGCTTGTTCTAAATGTATTCTATGTGTATTTGTAACTAAATATTGTATTTGAGAATTCCGAGGGCGAGACCTTAGTATCTCCATACGATTTATCAGATATAATAAGTATTCTTCTGATAAGTCGTCTAAATTATTGATTATCTCCTTCGGGAGTCTCTTCAAAGTCTCCTTCTGATTCATCTTCTTCGTCTTCGGATCCATATTCTTCATCATCTAATTCAATCTCATCAGCAGCATCAATTTCGGCTTCTACTTCATCAGCTGCTTGTTCTGCTTCTAAATCAGAATTGGTCACCTCACCAGCTACTAATTCCTCATCTGGTGCTACGGCAACCTCAGGTCCATTAAATATTTGACCTGCTATTTTTATTTTTGCCTGATCCAATACGGCTTGTAATTTATCGCTTATTGCGCCATCAAAATCTTTGTTTGCCTTATTATAGTCTTTATTGACTATATTATCGACCATTTTGGCCAAAGCTTCATTGCTCATTATTATCTCCTACCTCGGCTTGAGGTTCCTGTTCATCATCTGTTGCATTAATTTGTTTATCTATCATTTCAATTGTATCATCGTCAAGCATAAGTACATTTTTTTGTACCCACTCTTTAGAGAAATACTCACCAACATATTGTTGAACTTGATCCATTGTCTGAAGTCTTTCCCTCATTAGATCCATATTCTTAAGTTCTACAAAATGGTTATCTCTTTGATAATCAACGATGATATCATTATACCAAGAATCCCAATCGTCCTCTGTAATTATACCTTTTAACAATAGTTGTTTCTTAAGTATTTCTAAGAATAACATTGAAAAACGTTTACGTAGTCGATCAATGAATTTTTGGAATTTAATTTCGTCTCGTGTAATTTCTGTTGTTCTACCAAGTGAGAATTGAGCTTCTTGCTCTAATCTTTGTAATGGAACATTAAGAGATCTATATAGCTTCTTCTGGAAGTATATAATATCTTCAATGTTTCCAAGGTTTTCACCACCAGGTAGTGTAGAAACTTCTGTACCTCTACCACCTTCTCTTCGTGGCATCCAGAAGTCTTCCAACATTGACATATGTTTTCTGTCATCTTTAAGTTCACCTGTACCAGCATCATAGACTAGTTTATTTCTATACCTAGCCATAATGTCTTTCATATATTGTTCTGCCTTACCTCGTGGCAAGTTGCCAACGTCTACATAAAAGATTCTACGTTCTGGTGCTCTTGCTAATCTGTATATAACAAGAGAATCTTCCATCATTCTTAATTGATTGATTGGTTTCAATGCTTTGTGAAGGAATGAAATGACTCTCTTCTTATTTTCATCCATTAGACCAGAGGTTACATAACTTACTGAATCTAAAGATAATTGAATACCACTATTTTGTTGTCCGGGTTTTTCTTGGAAAATGTAAAACTCTTTTACCTTCTTAACAATGGAGGCACCAGTTCTTTCATCTTTTTCCTTTTTGATCTGTTTTACTTTGCGTATCTTAGTTGAATCAATGACACGAATATCTTGAATACCTTTTTTAGGTTGTGTTTCATCAACAACTAAGTGATGGAATATTCTACCATCTACATACCAATTTCTAAATATATCGTGACCATTATCATTGAATTTTATCATACTCACGATATTATCAAATTCTTCTCGCATTTTAGCTTTAATGCTATCAGGTGCTTTAACATTATCAAGTATAAGATCAACTACTGATTTATTATCACCTGTTGTAATTGCTTCGTTTACAATATCTTCAATAGCGGCATCTACTTCAGGATGCATTGATACACCACGATATTTTTTCACTAATTGGATATTATCCTTTGCATCGCCTTCTTTATCAAAGTCAATATATTGGCCATAGTGAGCACCAGCTGCAGTTACATATCCAGACCCATCTTGATCTTGAGGTGGTACAATAGATTGTAACTTTTCCTTATCTGTGCTTACTTTGGCTCCAGCTCTTCTGAGCTCAAAACCAAACATTTTTAGAATTGCATCTTCGTTTGCCATGTAAGTTCCTATGTTAGACCAGGGAGTGCCTTCCGACACTCCCTTAATACTAATTTATAACAAAAATAACTCCCTAAAATATTCAAACTCTAGGTGGTTGTATCAGCTGCTTCCCAGTACTGATATGCCCATACACAATCAAATATTTCTATTTGATCGTTGTTATCATAGGCCAATTCAATTGGACCCATTGATTCTGGATAAGCACCACGGAAGTTGTAAGTTTTTAGAACGGTTTCGTCTCGATCTAATTGTTCTACAATTAAGTCTGCTTGATAGTCAACCGGATTGGTAAGACCAACGTTTGAACTATGAGCATTAATCGCATTTGACCATTTCTCTAACGCATTTCTGACAGCAAAGTCAGTATCGTTATAGATTTGAGTTGTCCATTGTGGGAAGGTGCGAACTCCTGCAACTTTTAATTCCCTACCTCTAAATGGTACAACAACTGTACTCATTATAGATTCAGGAAGTGCAGCACCCCTAACCAAGAATGAAGATAACTCAACATCACCATCTGCAAATGCAGGGTAATTAATGGTTACTTTGAACAGATTAGGACGAGCACCACCACCTTTGATCTTTGATTTAAAATCATCTACGCCTAAAATAGCCATGTGTTTCTCCTAATTAAACTGTTCCTGCCACTTCTTCAAAATCAACACCTGTTCTCACAGCTACAAAATTTAGAGTAATGTAGTTAATTGAACGTGCGGGTTTGATAAAGATTGAAGCAACAAATTCGTTACGATCTATGACAGCCGAGGTATTGTTGGTAGCATCACATAGGACTCTAAAGTCTGTGATACCTCTTCTTCCCTTGATTTCTCTAAGGAATGGTTCAACAACATTCACGAACTCTGCTCGAGTAAACTCATCGTTAAACTCAAACATAACATTTCGTGCAGCCTGGCTGACTGCTCTTTCAACTGCAAGGAATAATCTTCTTACATTGATACGATCAAATGCAGAAGGTCTTGCAAGTTTAGTCTTATCACCAAATAGCATTACACCTTGTCCAGGTATATTTGCTATAGGATTAACACCTGCTTTATACAAGGTGTCCCTTTGAGCTTTGGTTGGACTATATGCCAGAGCTGTAATTCCAAGTAGATTACCTCTTCTTGGTCCTGCAGGTGAGAACCATGTTCCAGCATTTACATCAGATGCAGCCATAAGACCAGCAACTGATGATGCAGCAGGTACAAAGATATACTTATCGTTATATTTGTCATATACTTTTAAGTATTGGTTATCCACAATAAGATAGGAAGAATTTGTAAATGTATCAGCAGTTGTGACTGCATTTGCATTTGCTGTTGAAGCAGCAACATTTACTATATCTGTCCTAGCAGGTGAAGTTACAACAACACAATCTTTTCGTGTTGATCCGGCAATAGTTACAAGATCATTTACAACTGTTGTTTGATCTGCTCTAGCATTCATACCAGGAGCAATCAACATATCAACAGTAATATTATCTTTATCTTCAAATAAATCAAAGCCTGTAGCAACTTCTGAAGTTGTTAATGATCCAGAATTAGCACCACCTACCAATGAGGTAGATTTAGTAGCAGCTGTTTTTATTTGAGCAGCTGTTCTACTTTGTGCAACTTGGAAATCCACACCAGATGATGCATTGGTACCAGCATTTGCAACAGTTAAATCACTGTCAAAACCGGCAAGATAAATGTATTGTGATCTTGAGTTAATTACGTCTTTCACATAGTTAGAAGTTCCATCGTCAGCTTTTGCATTTAATGCTAATGAAACATACGGAAAAGTTTCAAGTACCGTATTAGGAGTACCTGTAAGATCTCCATCTTCATCAACAATAGCAACGTGAATTTCATCATTGGTTGCTGATAAGCCTGAAGCAAATGTTGATGTGCCTGGAGCACCATCGAATGATGATGCGTATGTCCATGAAGTAAATACACCGGCTGAGTCAGCAGCAGATAGTGTTGCAACCTTAAGTGAGTTACCTAAAGTTCCAGCATATCTTGATAGGAAAGTTTCATTTGATGCAAATGTGATTGTATCAAAATGGTCTTTATCTCTAATCTGTACTGCGGATCCAGATGAATCGGATGCATTTAATGCAGCTGCGGTGGCTTCTCTTACTACATACAAAGAATTTGAATATCTTAAAAAGTTCGCAGCAGCGAAATAATCGATATTATTTGTAGTTGTTGGAGACCCAAATGCTTCAACAAGACCAGCTTCATTAGTGATCAATGTTGCGTTGCGTATTGGACCCCAACTGAAATCCCCAACAAATGCGCCAGTAGAAGTTTGGACGTTAGGAACGCCACCTGTTAGATCTACTTCTTTTACGGTAATTGCGGGAGATGCTGATGGAGTAAAAAGTGCCATAATTGTCTCTCTATAATTGGTTAATAATAAGTTCTTTCATTACAAGGTTTTATTCAATACTTTTATTTATAATATGTTATATTTATAGGTTAGTATCCCATATTTCCCAATTATTTCTTTCATGATCAATAGGTTCTGGTACTTCATCTAATCCATCGGTTATAAAACCAAAAGGTATTACGTCATCTTCAATATCTTGTGATTCTTTTTCGTATAACATTTCCTTTAAATTTATATTTGTCATATCTTGAAAATATTGTGATGATGCAAAATATCCAAAAAGAACCAAATTCATCATTAAATCATCATGGCAACCATCAGCAGCCTGATATGATTGTCCTTTTAATGTAAATGTTGACATTTCATTAATCGTATCCTCATCAACAAGTTTAATTTTCTTTGCTTCTATAATATCCTTTATTGCTGTACAACCTAATCGTTTTACCTTTCGATTTATTTCTATACCCAAATGACCTGTTTTGACAGACGATTCTACGTGCATATTATCATATTCCAATTGATAATATAATTGATTACATACAACACCACCTTGATCATTTGCTTCAATTACAACGTAAGCATTGTCGTAAGATTTCGCTACTTTATATATAATATCAGGAAAGAGCAAAGGAGAGATATTATTGTTGCGATATACTGCTACTTGCTTCCAAGGTGATGTAGTTATGTCAATCACGTTAAACGTGCTAAAATCCTGTCCTCTTCCTTTTGAAACATCAACGGTCATAATATATTGATGCCGTTCTTTTGTTTCCTCATATATTTTTAAAAGACCATTTTCCAAAATATCTTTTGGTGATTCTGCTCTTTGTTCTATTAATATATCAGGATTAATTAACGTATTTGACGTACCATAGAAAGTATTTCCAAATTCTTGATCAAATTGTAACTGTGATGTATTTGCAATTGTTTGTGTTTTCCATTTATCATCTCGGCCTGGTACATCCCACCAATCAACTCTGAATGGAATAAATT